AGTATCAGTCGCAACTTCTGGAACATTGGTTTTTTTCAACCCTGCCCAGATATTTTGATTATCAATAGCCGCACTTGTTCTGACGCAAGCTTCCCACGTAACTTGGTTTTCAGTGCCCCATTTGACACCTGTCCAAGCAGTTTGTCCACTGTCTAAGTGTGGAGCTAAAATTGCTTGGTCTTGATCAGCGCCTGCTGTTGTTAATGTAACCACTGCAGAAGTAGCACTTCTAGTAGCTAACGCTGTCGTCATGTTAGTACCTAGTACTTCGAAGTTATTGTTTTTTCCTACTGCTGTTGAACCAGCTTTAAAAACTTTAACTGATAAAGTTTGAGAAGCGAGATCAATCGCACCTCCTGATACGTTACTGATAACAACTGTTACTGTGTTTGCTGCTGTTACTGAAGCTGTTAGTTGCGCTGCAACAGTGTCAACACCCATTGAAGCAACTGCGAAGTCGCCAAGTGCTGCACCTGTTACTGTTACATCTTCTTCTAGCTCTGTGTCATCTGCTATGCTACCCCAGTCTTTTGTTTCTGAGCCTTGTAGGTAAGCGTTAAGAGCTGGAAGTTTATTAAAATACTCATCAAGATAATATCTTCGAGAGTCTTTCAATCCGTCACCGATCGTTCGATCAGAGACTAGTCCTGTGGATGCAGCTTTACTGATAACTTTAAAATTGTTCTCAGATCGTACTGCTCCATTAAACGTTGTGTTTGCCATAATATTCCTCCTAGAATATTTAAATGTAGTCCCTAGGGAATGTCGACTATACGCGTCTACATTTAATTTTTTTTAAAATTTGTATAGTGGCAAATTTATATGTTATTTTTTGATTGAGTGCAAGGGATCCTTGCATAAAAGTACGATTTCAGCGATGTGGCGTTTATCTAAGTTGCCACAGAAACTTGGGGGGCAGAATTTTGAACTGCGTTTTCAACATCGGCAATTCTACGTTCTTCCAGTTTGATCTCAGTAATAATACCTTTAATTGTATTATCAATTTCAACCATGTTAAGAGTATATTTGCCATTTTGCTCATACTCCAACTGCCACCTCAACTCCAAGGACCTTTTCTGTTTGTATAGGTCTTCGGTCATTTATAACCTCCTCATAGGTTATTCTACGGGTATCTCGAAACATTCCCGTTGATTCCCACTTTATACTCTTTTCTCCTAATTTGTCAAGGATAGAGTGTTCAATAGATTCACGATTATCCTCCGCTAAAACTTCAAATTTAGCGTGATAATCATAAGCCCATATTTGTACTAGGAATTTTTTAAGCATTTCTTACCTTATTTGTGAAATGTGGCGGAAATATGTTCCGCCACAAATTTATTTTGGATTACGCACCCTCAACACCGAAGATACCTCTATAGTCGGATACTCCAAATGAGTATCTTTCTCTAGCTTTGTATCTAACGTTGCCGGTATCAAAATCACCTTCCATAGCAGTTTTTAAAGCTGCTCTTTGGAACATTTTCATACCATTAGGTACATCAGTAATGACGTACCAACTATCTGTATCAGTTAAGAAATTGTTCACTCTATAACCTTGAGGAACCATTCCCATTGATGCTACAGCGTTGATATCATTATCTGCTGTTCCAGTTCTGCCTGGAGATTTCATCAATCTCTCAGCATTGAACTGATTAGCTGAAGGAATGACCATTTTCATTCCTCTTGCTGCGACTCTTATTCCACGTTCATCCGTCATGCCAGCAATGTCAATCAATGCTTGCTCTAAAGATGTTTCGTTTAAGTCTGCTTGCGTTGTTAAAGTATTTTTAACTACTGTTCCACTAACCGTTGGGTGATTAGTTGTGAACAAAGATACAGCATCACCAGAATCAAAATTATCCGTTGAAGGAAGACCTTGAATCAAAGGTGTTACTGCTTTTACTTGTTTCGCATTAGACATAGATCTTGCTAAAGCTTTTGTATATCTAGACGCAAGTCTGTCATACAAATTATCTTCAATCGCTTCTTCAGTGATTGAAAAAGCTAAAGCAATTGTGTCGTGTGTGTAACGTGCAGTGTAAGTTTCTTGTGCTTCATCGTAAGAAATACCAGATCCTTCCACTTTAACGTTTGCGTTTGCAAAACCACTTAACATTACTTCTTCTTCAAAAGCTCTGTCAGATGATTCTGTTGTATAAATTTCAGCGTGCTGATTTTCATACTGTTTGTACTCCAGGCCGAATAGTGCATTCAAACCTGGTTCTAGTTCTTTCACTAGCTGTGCTCGTGATATAGCCATGTTATTATGCTCCTCTTATGTTCCAGATCCGACAAATTCGGACAAGTTTGAACAACTTCTAGAGAACAATAAGCTGCTGTAAGGTCGTTGTTTTCAACTTCCTCAGCACTTCTTAATAATCTCCAAGAGTGTGTTGTTGCATGTGTTGCCGCGATATCAAGTGTTGCTGTTGATTTACCTGTTGAAGTACTTCCGCCTGTATTTGCATACACGGAGAAAGTTTCCATAAACTTCACATGAGCTGCAGGAACATTAGCTGCTACTGCATCATCTGAAGCTATAGAATACTTTTGAAAAGGATAATCATTAACAAACGCTTGTGTGTCTTCACTGTTTGCTGGAGTAATTGTTGCATCGTACCAATGTGCCCAAGTGGGTTTATTAGTAGAAGCTGCTGTATAGTAGATTCCGAAGAGAACACCTATAGTCGTAACTGTAGTTGCACTTTCACCAGTAATCATATAACCGGCTGACGATTTCATCGCCATTCCGTTAAAAAGATCAACTGATGCTGCGGAAGCAATCCAATATTGAGATAGACCTTGAGTCGCAGGTGTATTACCTAACGTTCCACTTGGTCTAAACCCAAAACCGGCTGAGTTTCTATTAGCCATGTTTTACTCCTTAATGTTTACATAAATGTAAACGGGTTGATTTAAATCGATGAGTAGGAATAGTTAAAAAATTAACTTTTCTTTGTACCACCGAAGGTTACGCGAGACTGCCTGTCAACATTGATAGGCATACTCTTATGCTCTTCCCTCATTAAATCGTTTTCAACCGCTTCGTTCTGACCTTCTGCTTGTTTAGCAAAATATTCAGTCCGAGACTTCGCAATTTCTTCGGGTACCCTTGCGAGTACAAGGCCACCAACCCCGATAATCCCCTTGTATTTTCCTTCAGTGACTACAGGATAATCTTGATCTTTATATTCATCGGCTCTCACCAATTCATAACCAGATCTTAATCTTCCAGAGATATTTTTAGAATCTTGAAATCCTAAACTCTCTGCCCGTATCCATCTGTGCCTGAATCCATCAGGTGCAGGGGGTGCATCTAGAGAAGATGGAGGAGCCCACACTTTTGGTCTTTCAGTATTTGACCGTGTTTGGCTCGCACGAGAAGTTTCTTTTGTTTCTTTTTTCATATGCTTATGCTCCTTCCGTGAGTTTTATTTGTTTTGCATACTCTTCGAGTGGCACACCTAATTTTTTAGCTATTGCTACCTGTGAAGATGTGAGTCTCACAGTTGTGCGTCCAGGTCTTACGCTTCTCTGAGCTGAAGCAACCAACTGATTGGTCTTGGACGTTTGCTCTACATCACCACCTATAGCAAATTTATGTGGGAAGTCAACTTTTATTCTTTTATTAACTTCAGAATAATAGTCATCCGATTTAGGGTCGAACCCTTCATTTACAAGATCCTTGTGAATTTCAAAGGCAGTAAAGGTCATGGCTCGATCTTTGCCAAACCATGTGTTTTTACTAGCCCAAGCTTCTGCTTGAGGATCAGGTTCCGGTAAACTTTGCGGAGTTTGTTGTGGTAATCTTCCACCGTCTGATAGTTGTACAGGTTCCTGTTCAACTGGTTTATTTGCTTTGGCTTGCTCTAATTTAGCATTATCAAAGGCTAATGTTGCAATCCGTTTATTAGCTTCAACTTGAGCTGATGCATCTCCAGATTCAATGGCGCTTGCTAATTCTTTTTGAGCAGACTCCATTCCTGTTTTTACATTTTTCTCAAATCTAGACCAATAATCAGTATCCATTTTTTTAAATCGAGACTGATCTTCTTTTCTTTGAGATTCTAAAGCTTGAGCATATTCAACAGCCGCGCCTTCTCTACGTTCTGCTTCTCTCATTTTTCTTGTGAGTTTAGCAATACGTGATTGAACACCTTTACTGTATTCCTCTAACTTAGAATCATCTTCTTTAACTGGTTCTTCTTTTACTTCTTCTTCTTTAACTTCTTTTACTGTTTCTTCTTCCTTGGTTTCTATTACTTCTTCTTTTACTTCCTCTGGTAAAGTTACATCGACTTCAGGTCCTGAAGTATCTAAATCTACTTTTGGATTTTCTTGTTTTATTTTATTTTCCTCTGGCATAGTTCCTTCCTATGTTAGTATTTGTGCAGGATATCTGTTGGATCCTGAACCGTTGCTAAAATTTCATCTTCGTTTAAAAGACGAACTTCCCCACCTTCAATTTCTATACGTGATCCTGCATAACGAGCAAAGACCACCCAATCACCGACCGCGCACCACGGACCGTTTGGATATCTCTCTTTATCCCTATAACAAGCATCTCCCATTGCAAGTACACTTCCGCATTGCGATGCAACTTGTTGTCGGTCTATAGTTTCACCCCCTAGTAAGATTCCGCCTTTAGTTTTTTCATCCATTCTAAATGGTAAAACTAGCATTCTCCAACCAGTAGGTTTGGGTAATTTTGTTTTTTCTTTTGTGACTTCTTTTTGTTCTTCTGATCTCTTTAAACCGACTAAATCCTTATTTGGTAACTGGATTTTTTGTGTTGATGTCGACGACTGTTCCTTCATTTTGCTCCTTCTCATTAAGCAGGTTAGAGATTTCCTGTTTAGTTGCCTCTAAGGCATTTATTTGTCCTATTATATACTTGTATGTTTCCATACTGTCAACCCCTCCGGACGTTACCGAGATTGCTAATTGGTGTATTCTTTTATCTAAATTTCTTTGAAGTTTATAGATTACGTTTTCTAAATCCATTAAATTAAATCTTTATAGTATTTCTCATAACTTTCATTTGAAACAGGTACACCTGCTAAATCACTTTTAATGTGTGATCCAATATATTTTTCCTTTGCAGGATATACAAAATCTTTTTTTGTTTCGCTTAGTATTACTTCTTTTTTCTGTCCAACAGATGTTCTAGAATTAGCAATCGTAGGTCTATATCGTGGGTTTACCATTATTTTTTTCTTTTGTTAAGATGTTTGTTTTTTAATTTTTTTAAATACTCCATTTTATCTTTTAAACCTAATTTAGGCTTAATACTTTTAATGGCTGCAAATTTATCTCT